AAAAAACAACTTGTTTTATTAAATATACAAATGTCTGTGGTTCCCAATAAGGCTCCAACTGTTTATATTGCGTGGCAACTTTCTAGTGGAACCTTGCCCTCGACTGGTACAAGTCCTGACTATGTTTTAACGCGATCCGTTTCTAGCGCTGACGGAACAGTAGTTGCGTTTGCCGCAGCTCTGGTAGGTACTGGAGGTGGGATATTCTATTCAACAAATAGTGGACAGAGTTTTATACAAACACCAACATTCGCAAAAACAGGCACTGGCAGTGGTGGTCCAGATTACGCCATGAATAGTTTAGCAATAACAGCTGACGGAACTACTATTTATGCTGTTGTAGCTGGAACTGGTATTTTTAAATATATCATTGGTAGTGGCTGGGTTACCACATTGCCATCTACTGTAGGTGGTACTGCGGCATTAAATTTAGCAAGTACATTTAGTCCTACAACAGATGCAGGCTGGACATCTATAGCGTGTGATACAACTGGAACAAATATATTTGTATGTTCAACAACTGGATTCGGTGGCTCAGGTAGAATATGGTATTCGGTAACTAGCGGAAGTACCTGGGCTGTCAATGGGTCAGGCATTAATTTTACAGATATTTGCTGTAGTTCAAATGGAAAATATGTATTTACTGTTGCATCTCCAGCCAGTTCTGCTGCAAATATATATTATTCTGATAATAATGCTACTAGTTTTGGCTCAACTACTAGTACTGGGTTTTTTGTAAATGAACTTACATCAATTGGTTGTAGCTCCGATGGAACTGTTGTAATGTGCGCGGGAAAAAACATATATACATCAGTCAATGGTAATGCTGTTACGCCAACATTTACTATTAATTCATTTTCAAATAATGCAACATCAGCATGGACTCGTTCTGTTGTAAGCCAAGATGGTTCAAAATTATACGTAACCGCTGATAATACAGCGGGTGCATATTCCGGCGGACTCTATTATTCACTTACTCAAGGATCTACCTGGAGATACAATGTTCCAGGTGGGACACCCCTTGGAGTGACTGTAACTTCAGGACGTAGTCTTACCTTGCGAACTGATGGATACCCTGGTACACTCTTATCAACTTCTCAATATCCTCCTGCAGTTCAGGCGTTTTGGTATAGTGTAGTCACAGTCCTTTGCTTCAAGGAGGGTACCAAAATTCTCTGCTTGGTGGACGGCAAGGAAACATATCTACCCGTAGAAACATTGAAACCAGGCACCCTTGTGAAAACATCACTTGATGGATACAAGAAGGTAGATACAATTGGTTCATCCAAGATATACAATCCTGCGCATACAATTCGCGGCAAGAATCGTCTGTACAAGTGTACTAAGACAAACTATCCTGAAGTGTTTGAGGATCTGGTGATTACCGGTTGCCACTCCATTCTTGTTGACGATATTACAGATACGCAGCGTAAGGATATTACCGAACTTGCAGGTCGTATCTTTGTGACGGACAATAAGTACCGCCTTATGGCATGCTTAGATGAACGTGCCGAGCCTTACACCGAAGCGGGTGTTCACACAATTTGGCACTTTGCGCTTGAAAATGACAATTACTATTACAACTACGGTGTATACGCCAATGGACTATTAGTGGAGACTAGTAGCAAGCGTATGATGAAGGAGTTGTCTGGTATGGAACTCTTATAACATTTCAGTATATGCTCATAGCATATTATGAAAGTAATTGGATTGAAGGATGTGTTTACAGATCCGTGGGGGTATTACGGTTGCCGCCGCGGCTGGCAATAAAGTCACGCTGCTGAGCCGTTGTGCATACGCAGCCGCTGCTGCAAGTGTAGCTGGACGGGCAGCACTCGGGCTTGCACTGGTTATTCTTAAACATGAACAGGTTGTCGGGACCGAGCTCAACATCGGGACCCAGCAGCGGCTCATTTGGCGCCGGACCGCGCCAGTTAGACAGACCATTCGCCGGCTTGTACACAACATTATCATATGTACCGATCGCCTTGTAGTTATCGCCCGTAGGGGCGGCATTGTCCAGCATGAAATCAACAAAGCCCTCCGCACGGATAGGGTAATTCGTAAATCCGTTGATCATCAGCAGATTCGCCAACAGAAGGAGACCCAGCATGGTGAGTGCGAATACGACTCTGGGAGACATTTGCTTTAGTTATGGATTAGATTTTCTCCGCTAATGTTTCCAGGACCCAATCATATGTCTTATGAATCTCTGTACTTCCAACATCAGTAAAGTCGCGTACTTCGATAAACTGTCCGCCCTCAATTACTGTGAATGTACCAGAATCTGTAAACAGTTGGAACCAATCTGTGTCATCTGGTTTGCTGTTACATAAACTGTGTTGCTGTAACCATGTATCTGCGACCTTTGTCCAATTACCGGATGACATATACGATGATTCACTTAATTGGACCGCATTAAGAACCTCATTCGGGGCAAGCCGCACAATACCGCGTACAGTTGTCTGTTTACCGTCGGCGTCAATCACTTTACATCCGGGAACAATCCCACGAATTTCCATAGGACCTAACGGCGTCATTACATGAGTTTTCCCTGTAAAACCGGCTTCCGATTTGAGCGAATATGGGTTCGGTTCCACGTAAATCTGCTGCGGGTTGAGTAGCGTAAATACACGCTTATTCCACTCCGCCAAATCCTCTAGATTGTTTTCTAACTCCTCCCAATCAGCAAACTGGATTGTACCGTTGCTAGACTCTACCGGAATACGGCGTGTGCTGGTAATTAAGCAGTACACCTTGCGGTTTTGCTGAGGAAGTTTGTGCGCCTGCGGGTGGTCCTTTACAAACTGCGGCGTGTTCTCTATATAGACAATGTGGGATCCGGATACATTTACGCCGTACAGTTCGTACATATCATCAGTATCTTGCTCAAATGCGAAGACACCTGTCACTTTAGCGCCGTCGGCAAGTTCATCGCCAAGTTTTATACGCTCCATTGTTACTGTGTTTCCGTCAGCGGTATTTACAAGTGTGCCTTCCTCAAAACAGAAGACGCCCGCCATACCGGTCACCTTATCGCCTTGTCCTGCATTCTCAATCATTTGAATCGCCAATATAATCAGTACAATCACTGGAATAAAGATAAATGGTAACCAAATGAAAATGGCAGCAATAATCACAAGAATTGTCAAAATAATGTTAACAACAAGGTCAAATATGCTAAATGTTGTTTGCAACGCAGCAAGTCCAGACATGATGCCCGCAACCGAGATTGCAAATGTTTTGCCCATTGCGGAATGTAGTTTCATAAATGTCGCTCTCAAAGCGGTTAAGATACCTTGAAAGCGTTTCATAAATACGGCAGTCATGCTATTGAATCGGTTCCATATCACCTTCAAGAGCCCGCGCACATTAAATAGTCCATTTACTGTATCATCAATAACATCCGTAAGCTTCTTGAAAATAGCCATAACCGGTTGCATGAATACCTTCATTGTTTTATCGGCAAACGTTGAAAGAATATTCATAAAATTATCTATAGCAAATTGGAACCGGGACCGTGAATCGCCATCGGGCTTGTATAACGGAGCCAAAAAGAATACAAAAAGCGGATCTTTATTATAATCTTCCCAATGTGCTAGGACTTCTTCTTTATAGACTTTCGCAAAGTAGTAAAGAACTCCGAATAGCAGCACACAGGTCAATCCTATGAAAGCAAACATCCTTGTAGTGGGTGAATGAATTATACAATTTATGGAACCGAAATAGAGGATGGCACTGACCCGTAAACACCGTGGATATGTCCGTCGTGCGGCGTATACACGCAAACTCAAGAGCGGTAAGCGTGTGCGCGTTCCTGCGGGTTTGATTAAGGACCGTGGTCTTCCTGGTAAGGGCTATAAAGGACCTAATGGTCGTCCCGGTATAGGTCCCCTACGTGAAGGCGATCTATCGCAGTTTGGCTACACAAACGTCGTCAAGCTCTCTAGCCCACGTCGCCACGCCGCATTGCGTAAAGCGGTAGCAAAGTACGGCTCTCTTACAGTTCGTCGTAAACTCCAGGCGGTTGCTACCTACACAAAGCGTACATCGCCTAATGCCAGTAAGACATTTAAAAACGATATTGCTTGGATTAAAAGTAAGTTAGATTAAACCTATTATAAATCTACCGACTTGGTAGAATGGGAGGGTTTTTTTCCGTAAGCAGTTGGAACGATGTTGATACCTCATATGTAGATACACCTGAGGCACCAAATGGACAAACTGATGTATCTGGTGCCTCTACGGATGTATCTGGCGCTACACCGCCGTCCACAGATGTATCTGGCGCTACACCGCCGTCCACAGATGTATCTGGTGCTGCGCCGCCATCAACAGATGTGTCTGGTGCTACACCGCCAGCGTCAACCGCAACATCCGATCCTGCCCCGCCATCTACAAAAGGCGGTGGCGAAGAACTTACTGCGGACGATGTACAGGCAGCACAGGATGATCTTGAACGTACACGTCAGCAAGCAGAATACGCATCACAGATTGCCAATATTAAAAAGAAACAAGCACAAGCGGAACTTGAAAAGGTCAAGGCGGAAAAAGAGGCAGAGCAGGCTCAAGTAGAAGTAGCAAATAATGAAACAAGTACCCCGATACCACAAACCGCAGGTACGCGAGGAGCCCGAGTCTCTACTACAACATCTCGCAGACGCACATACAAAAAGCGCGCTCGTAAAACGCCGCGAGGGGAAGAAACACCCAAGTAAAATCATGTCTTCCAACAGAGGGGTTTTCTGCCATGAATTCAAATGGGGAAACTGATTTGGAGAAGATGATCGCCTGGAAAGACGGTTATACAACTACTATAGTCATCTTTCTAGTTATTACACTAGTACAAATTGGTATATTGGCAGTTGCTTTCCAACTCCAAAATATCAAAGATATCAAAAAGAATTTTCCAAAGTACCGATGTAATCCACTTTTTATGCCTTTTGTAGGCAACTTTGGATACAATCCTATAGAGAATTTCAACTATTGTGTACAAGGTGTCTTTAATATCAAGGCTGCCGAAGTATTTGCTCCTATATACGCTATTCTTGGAACATTCCATAAAGTGCTTGAAAGCGTAGTAAATGCTGCTATGAGTATTCGCGGGATGTTTTCCAATTTCTTGGCCGGCGTTAAAAATTTCATATTAAGTATTCGCAATAAGATTCAGTTTTTAATGAATAATGTCCGCATGAGTTTTATTCGTATCTTGAATTTGATGGGTAAAGTGTATGGCTCTATGTTTGCCGTACTGTTTATGGGACAGTCCGCAATGACCACCGCTTTTAACTTAGCAAACAATGATCTTGTAAAATTTGTTATGGAATTCTGTTTTGCGCCCGATACGCCTGTGAAAATGGCAGACGGTTCCTACAAGCCTATTTCGGCTGTAGCAATTGGCGACGCGCTTGCCGCCGTTCCTGGAAACCCCAAGCCCGTTGTAACCTCTGTTTTCCGCTTTAACGGAGAAAAAACGCCTATGGTTTCTATCGGTGATGTACATCTGAGCTCCCAACATTATGTCTCAAGTGTTGGTGGTATGGTGCCTGCCGAGTCGCACCCACTGGCTGACTTTGCCACGTCTATTCCCGAATTAGTGTGCCTCAATGTTACTGGTCATCGTTTTGCGGTGGGCTTGACGGGACTGGTTGTTGCCGACTACGACGAGCACTCCTCGGTAGACGTTGTTTCCGCAACGCAGAAGGTCGCGGCGGCGGCTCTCAACAGCGGTGTAGTTGCCGACACAGAGGTTGTTGCGGATTACAGCCTTGGTGTAGACGGCAATGCATTGGTGTGTATGACGGACGGCACATGGAAGCGCATGGATGCTATTTTAGTAGGAGATTGCGTGAAGCATTCGGGTAAGGTGCTTGGTATCGTAAAAGAGAAGTGCGATTCTACCGTTACATCCCCGCAGGGCTTTGTATTTTCCGCTGCACAACTTGTCTATAATAACCAATCCAATACCTGGGTACGTAGTGCAAAACTCTGGAAGGAAACACACAGTGACACTGTGCTATACAACATTATTACAGAGAAAACGGGCGCGGTATCCATTCGCAAGGATCAGTTTGCCGAATACATTCGTGATTACCGCGAAGTACCTCTGCCCGAAATGGAAGCCGCCTACGAGAAAGAATTTCTAATGGCACATTAAATATGTCGTTATATACATCGACCGCGTACATATACTATCCTGATCCTGCGCTACCGTTGTCCACTGTCAACTACTGCGCACAGAGCTGTGATGTACTGCTCTTCCGTAAGCAACCCAATGACCGCTCCGCCTCCGATACAACCTACTTCACCGGCGGCAAGGCACTTTACAGCTCCGAATCGAACAATTACAACGTCTATTCCAACGTTCCTAACAGGGGTATTGTATACACAAGTGCTCCGGGCGGCGGCACACCATTTCCTACATTCCGTTCGCACGCCGACTACATTCGCTACAAGCGCATGACTGCCCTGCTTACGCAGAATTATGCCACGGATACAAAGACTTAGAACCTGAAAAAATTGACACAATTTGTTTTTATTATTTGAATCGGCATAAGATGCCTGTTCAAGTAGATGCTGCTTCCTACGGTGATGTACTTGCGGTGCGAATGCTGCCCAGTCGTACCGCTGCTGCTACGCGTCCCGCCTACCATATCGCCCTGCTTCTAGATACAAGTGGAAGCATGGAGGGAGAGCCACTGGAAGCGGTTATTCGCACCCTTCATCTCCTTATTGATGGTATGGCGGACTATGATGTACTCTCAATTATTCAGTACGCAAATAGCGGCACAATTCTTGCACACGCTGTACAAATTGAGCGGGCAGCGCGCGACCATCTTCACACCGTTGTTGAAGGCTTGACTGCAGAGGGAGGTACAAATATGGAAGCCGCATTTGAGACCCTTGGTATGGTGGCGCTTACACTATCTGTAGACGCTGTGTTTCTTATGACCGATGGTTATGTCAATGTTGGCAATACAAGCAGCGTGGGTCTTCTTCGCATTCTTTCCAGTCAAATTCCTGCCGGCACACCTGTAAATACCCTTGGCTACGGCGCCAAACACAACAGCGAAATGCTCCGTGATATGGCGGTACGCAGCCGTGGATCCTACACCTACGCCGATTCTACTGAACTTATTCCCGCAATTATTGGCGATATTGTTGGCGGACTTGCCGATCAAGTAGGTGTAAATGCCGTTCTTACTGCTTCTATGGGTGGTATCTGTGTAGAACTTGGTGTGGATAGTGAACATCCCGAAATCTATCGTGTCGGTCCTCTTATTGACGCAAAACCGCAGTGGGTTCTCTTTCGCGGCACCGGGTCTCCTGTACAACTAACATGGCGCGAGGCTGGTAGTGATTGTAGTGTTGTTGTGGCAGCGGCAACGGGGGTTATTAATCCACTGGAAATTGAGGAGCAGGTCCAGCGTGTTCGTCTTGCCACAATAATGACTACCGTGTCAAGAATGCTTGCATATAGGAACTATACGGGCGCAATTGGCGAACTGCTCCATTGCGGGCATATGCTGGCAATGTCACCGGCGGTGGGTCGCCCGTTTATTACGCGCCTTCAGGCGCAAGTGGATGAAATGCTAGAGGATGTTCGCTGCCAACAGGAAAGTCTCGAGCCGGACCAAGATGTGGCAATGCTTACTCGCATGGTAAGCAATACGACCGCACTTGGTACGCAGCACGGTTTCTTCCTCAGCCGTAATACGACTGTAGAGGACCCAAATGTAACAAGTCCGTTCAGCACACCACATCAACGAAACGCTTCAGCAGCAATGACACAAAGATTTCAAGATGCTATGTAGATGGACGCCTCGGATACTATTCGCAAAAATAAATCCCGTGCTATTTACGTAAATCAGTATGCCGCCTTTGTTGCTTATAACGGTGGTGGCGACTGTAGCAGGCTTAGCACCTCTTGCTGTTACACGGCTAGCAGCTGTATCAAGAATTTTCCCTCATTTGAAAATAAGTACGATTATTACTACGGCATGAATGTTTGTGTTAGCACCTGCACATCTGCAGGTCCCATTCCTGTGAACGGCGGTAGTAAGTAATACTTTTTTTCAGTGGGTTGATAAATGGCTGAGCTTGTTATTTCAGAGAAACCACAAGCTGACCGACTCAAAGAATCAATTGCAGTTTTGAAGAAACTCACAATTGATTTAGGTATTCCATATGTGTCCCCCGAGATCCAAGAACTCAAGTCTCGGTTTGACATGTATATTAAAGACGGGATCTGCTGGAATGGCACTGTCTCTTTTGCCGCTTATGGTCGTATAGCAACAGTGAATTTGCCTCGATCGGCAAAAAAACCTATTGAAGTAACATTAAAGCAATTTCGGCTACCTAAGTGATGATATACGGTGGGGGATTATGGACCTTAGTTGGCTCTCCCTCCATTACCTCAATATCAAATTCATCCATATTTGCGCCGGCTGCCTTCAGTGCGGCGGCGACCTTATGTTTATATGTAATCATAAGTTCAATCGCAGTATCGACCGTATAGTGACTATCACTCGTCGCACTGAAATCGTTTACCTGCTTACCTAGAATATAGACGTTCTTGTCGTAAAAGTAAAGGTCTAGGTCGTGCTTCTTGAGATGGTCCCGCAGCACATTATAGCGTACCCAAGAATCTTCTACAGACTGCCTGTATCCAAACATCGTAAAGGCAGTCATTATGCTAATTGCATATCCAATATACATGGTTGTTACTGCTAATTGAGAATAAATCGTATTTGTTCTCAATTTTTCCGCTTAGTTAATTAGAAAGACTTATGGCATTGCCACCTCGTGGCGATTTTTCATTTGTAGAAGATCCACTTGATCGCCAATTTCTTGCTGACGCATTTCATGCGGTTGAATCTGTTCCAGGTGGATGGGCGGCTTTGATGCCCGAACCGCCTGCCGGTGAAGGGTTTATGGTGTCAGTTGGAGCAGCCGGCTCTGTACGGGATCAAATTGATACTATTATTAGTAATAGTCCTAGTGGTCGTAGTCATAGTGGTTATAGTTATGCTATAACAATGCGTCAAATGCAAGGAATAGCACGATTAGGTTGGAATACATGGGCGCAAAGTTATATAAATCAGCAAATGGATCCTGTAGAGGCACCAGTAGCACCAGCAGCAGCAGCAGCAGCAGCAGCAGCGGCACCAGTTGGCGCACCAGCACCAGTAGCACCAGCACCAGTTGGCGCACCTGTAAATACTCCATTTGACGGTCAACCTGGAGTATGCCCTATATGCTATGAACCTTATAACGAAACAACAGTAGCATTAAATGATGGTTCAAATACAGACCCTGTTCGGTGTGGACATATGTTTCACAACTTATGTATAACTCAGTGGAGAAACTCTGGAAAAAATACGTGCCCTGTTTGCCGAAGAAATATTGCAACCATTCATAGAGTTAATGTTGTACCACCACCACCGGTGGAATCGCCTGCAACCAAAGGTGGCGCCCGTCGTCGTCGCCGCAAAACATACAGAAGAAAATCAACACGCCGTAATAAGCGCCGTGCCTCTCGCAGACATTAGTTACTGAACAACATAGCACCACGACCACCGTATATCTTAAAAATGTTCCAAATCGTAATGTATACGTATAAATTCATATTTGGCGGGGCTCCACCACCCCGCGAAGGATTCAAGGTAATATATAATTCCTTACGCTGAATCTTATCCCAATTTGCCGCCCCTTTCGGCATATACTCCAGCCGCTCATTCTTATGTCCAAACGCGTAGGCATAGATATAACGGTCAATCGCCGCCGATTTTATAAAATACTGTGATGGAATCACTGACCGAAAAAAGGATCCGCCCTCATGGACAAAACGCTCATACGAATTGTAATGAAGTGCCGCCCCCGCCAACGGCTCCGAATACGAATCATGAAATCCTGGCTTTATCTGCCAATTGAAAATTTGCGCGGGCTGTAAGATTGCGTTAGGCCACCACGGAATTGTAGTAGGATTCGGCGGCGGTGGTGGTCCACCCTCAGGCTGCGAGACCGGAGTAGGATACAAATCCCTTGTGAATAGGAAATACGCATTATAGGTTGGCGCCTCAGGGCGCTGTAATACCCACATCACTTCTTTAGTAGGATTGGCGTAAGGAATATCCACATGAATCTCCGTCTGTCCTAATGTCTGCTCTACCGGAACTGCGAAATGTTGTTTTACTTGATATGTTAATTCGGCTGTACGAAATACTATTGCTTCATACTCTTCTAGTGAAATGTACTCAATCATAGCGTAAGCATCTATCGGCGAAAAACGAAGCGGCATTTTAATACCTGGAATAATTCCGCCCGTAATAGGACCTGTTCCCATAGAGGAATTCATAGTGTAAACCGGACCAAGTACTTTTATTGGACTACCAGATGCATCAACAGCAGTTTCTCCCCAAAACGGGGATCCCACAATCGGTAACATAGGCGCAAATGGATCTGTATCTGCACACACCGGTATATTACTCAAGCCAATTGTATTCGGGTTTGCACGGGCTTCTGTATACACTAATCCGTTTATTCCACGAAACGTCACATGAATGCGGACAGCATCGTTATTAAGTGCCTGTAACGGCAAGGCGTGCGAGTGAATACCTGGTCTAGAAAACCAAAAGGGAATAGGTACGTAGACCGTTGTAGGTGTAGGTCCCAAATACGTTTTATTTGTAAATCCAAACGGAGTACGTTTAATCATAAAATTCTTTGCTATAGCCGATTCCAGAGGTTCATTCAATTCATCCATAATTTCTAACAATCGACTGTCGAATGTTTCGACGATTTGACCTCCTATTTCCAGTTCTATCTGCTGAATAAGCGCATGACCAAGAGAGTTAGTCCAGCCGAAAAGGGGACCTAAGAAGCTGCCCTGATCGGTTAGACTTGTGCCACCCATGGCTTGAATTGCAGAAAGCTGTGTGCTATAAATATCTGGCATCTCCACAACAATCATAATAGCATTCACTAGCTCGCCAATCGTAGGAATCGTAAGAGACACACGCTGACCAAACTCGGGCGTGCCGTCAAAGTCTACACGATTCCATTGCGCCGCCCACCGTGTTGTCTTATTAATTACATGAACAAACTGATGAATGTCTGGGTTGCCCTTAGGGGACATCAAACGTGCATCAGCAAGACCCGTACTTACCAGGGTTAGGCTATTTGCGGGTGTGGCAGCCATCCTTGCTATGTACGGTTAATTTATGAAGGCTTAGACCAGACGCGGCATTGCCGGTTCAAACACTAAGGTATCTCCAACATTCACAATATCTGGTATATATGTTGTATGCGTGATCTTATTTGGAATTCTTATATCTATCCACGTGAAATCACGGGGATAGATTTGATACACATTCTTATTACACTCATACACAAACCAATCATTCACATAGGTTGGCTTGAATTCTTTGTTTGCGACAAGTGAATTATATACACGCTCTGCTACCTGAACAACAACCATATTTGTTGAAAGTTTATGACTTGTATTATAGTAGGAATTTTGAATTAATAACGGGCGTTCCCATCGCTCCAACGGACGATACGAAAAAATGTAGAAACCATTTCGTACCTGAGGGTAACGCATTTATAGTTATTTTTCTGCTAGGTCTTTAGGCAATATCTCTTGTAATCAACATAGCATTCGCAACCATAATCGCCACCGCGCCCAAAATCTGTGTCATATTTGGCTTCTGCTGTGTGAAAATCCAGTCAAATACATAGGCAGATACAATACCAAAAAACGAAAGTACGCTAAACACAATTGTACTTACCTGCGGAATAAGGAAGAAACGTAGAGCATATCCAGTAAATCCTATTAATGAGTTAAAGGCAAATATACTGCCAAGCCCGCTGGGGGTAATATTCAATGTATTTTTGGCAAGAATACCTAGGGCGGCGGCTGCCGCAATACCAACCGCCCATAATACACCGCTGCTACCATACATCTGTACCATCTTTGTCCAGGGTTGATTTGATTCTTTCGTATTCTTTAACCGGAACCAAATGTAAATACCGACTTCAGTGATTGCGGCAACAAGGGCACTGATAACACCAATTAGGGTCCAATTTGTCGATGTGGGCTGAGCAAGCGCAATCGCACCGCCAAGCGCCAACGCAATCCACGGCACCGAAGTAAGGGGAATCTTCTCATTAAACACTGCTGCAGTGCCAAAAATGTTAAACACTGGGTAGGTGTAAAAAAGTGCCATTGCATTGCCGCCTGTCAACTGCTCAAACGCGGTGTAACTTGTAAACACATGGATAAGATTGAGAACACCGGCACCCAGGGTTTCTATAGACAAAAGGGAACCAATGGCAAGCGGATTCTTAGTAAAAACCGCCGCTACCGCGGCAAGCGTAGCAAATACTCCCATTCGTAGACCCGTTTGTAAAAGAACCGATACATCAACCAATTTAATCAACAACGGATACGCTGATAAAATTACTTCTGATAAAACCAGAAGTAATTCATTGATCATTCCTTATTTAGTGAGAGATATAAAGCACGACTAGATGTATTTAGTAAAGATGAATTTTGAAAACCTATCTGCGCTTCTTACAAAAATTAGTCGCCCGCGGCTTTTCAATATGGACCTTCATATTTCCGTCATTGCCGACTTTAAAAACCTATTCCCTCAATTTGACGTTACCGATGTATGTATGAGTGGTCATGCCTGGGTATTCAAAAAACCGACAATGGCAATGGAACATATTAATCCTAGCACATGGGCGCATCTGGATGAGGCAATGATCGCCGCGTTTCAGGCAAAGTACGATGATTTTTTATCAACCTTTGACGGATTTATTTGCGGGCATCCCAACGGATTTATACCCGTCTTTGAAAAGTACAACAAACCTATTATTATGATTAATTCGTGCCGTTACGACCTACCTTTCTGCTGGTCGCGCAACATGCGCATGCTTGAATCGTACAAGGCGTGTATAGGTCGTCTGGCGGCGCGGGGATTACTTATTGCGGTCTCCAACAATAAGGCGGACCAACTCTATACCAAACTAGGATGTGGATTAATTACTACACATATTCCGTCGTTATGCGCATATACAGGAATCCAATATAAGCCGACGCGCCCTACGTTCCTCTGCTATCACGGGGATTTGCCTGCGCATCCCCTTATTACTAACAAAAGTCAGTTAGGCGGGCGGTTTATATGGAGCGATCTTGGTACATTCAAGGGTATTATTCATATTCCTTACGAAATTAGCACTATGAGTATGTTTGAGCATTTCTCTGCCGGTATTCCGCTGTTCTTTCCGTCCAAACGCTACATGCTTGAGCATGTGGCGATTAATAGCGTTTCGGCGTACTGGCAGAGCGATTTGCCTATGGAATTATCCTTGTTTTCTAACACGGGTGCGTGGTTGAATTTGGCGGACTATTACGAAGTGTTCAAATCACCCAATGTGTACTTATTTGACTCATTTGAACATCTGGTGCGGCTTTTGGAGACCTTTGAATGGAAGGACGACCGTTCGGTACTTGACGCTTACCGCAACGGGATTCGTACGTCATGGTCCGGTGTTTTGTCGAAACACTTTAGTATAGCTCTTTGAGCGTGCGGGCAGACGGATCGGTTGCCCCAGGAATCCATCGCGGCAGCCACATCCGTGGGATAAGTGTGGCGGCTTTATCACCGTAATTGGCGGTAAAGAGTTGGCGATACCAGCGTGCTTCATCCGTCTGCGGGGGGTTGTGAGCATAAGTTGCCTGTTGGTCGGTAGTGTTGAGGGTCTTAGCATATTCACTCGTTTTGAGGTACCATGAGTCGGTCGTTGCGCTAACGCCGTCGCTAAACGCCTCCTTCTTACGCATAAGCACATCTAACGGAACATAATGGTCGTGGACAAACGCCTCTCTTAAGATGAACTTCTCAATCATCGCACCACGTCCCTCGGCATTGGCAGTTTTAGGTCTGCGCAAGTATGTGGCAATCGCGCGCCACGTCGCAACAACATTCTTATCTAGAAACGGAGTGCGGGCTTCCAAGCCGTGTGACGCCATACACCGGTCCGATCTGAGAACATCGTATAGGTGGATTTCATTAAGAAGCCGTTCAGACTCTGCCTCAAACATCTCGTCGTTCGGTGCCCTGTAAAAATATAGATACCCTCCACCAATTTCATCACTACCGTCGCCATTAAAGACCACCTTAATATCCGTCTTCTCTTTTATGTATTTTCCAATCAGCCAATTACCAACACTGGCTCTTACCGTTGTAATATCGTAAGACTCAATATCGTGGATAACTTGGGGAATTGCATTGAGAAAATCCTCAGGAGTCACAACCACCTCGTGGTGCTCCGACTTAATAAAATCCGCTACCATTCGTGCGTAGACAAGGTCCGTAGAGCCAGGCATTCCAATGCTGAATGTATGGAGTTTCTTATTGTTTAGTTTGAGTTCTCGCGCCGCAATTGCCGCAATCAGTGAACTATCCAAACCGCCGCTCAGGAGCGCACCAATAGGACGGTCGCTCAAAAGACGCTTCTTGACCGCTGATATGAGTGATTCTCTTAGTGCGACTTTTGCAATAGAAATACCACTGGGAAATCCCAATGCTGCCTGTTTCACGTGCGGGACCGTGTGGTACTTGTGTTCGCTTATTAGATTGCCGGTAAGGGTGTTGTAGAGTCTCCATGTTCCTGGCGGAAACGGCTGAATCATGCTATAGTCCGTTGGGAACGCCTTGATTTCTGATGACCAGATTGTTGAACCATCTGCGTACTGGGCTTCAAACAATGGTCGTACGCCGTATGGGTCCCGTGCGACAAGCAATTGGTTTGTTTTAGTATTCACATGCGCAAAGGCAAACACGCCGTCCAGGGTGCGCACAAGCTCTGTTGGTGGAAGGTGGGTCGCCAGGTGAGGAATAATAGCACAATCGCTTGTGCCCATAGGCAGGTCAAGGTTCCAACGGGTGGCAAGTTCCTTGTAGTTGTAAATCTCGCCGTTACATACCGTTGCCGTGTTGGATTGACGGAACGGCTGGTGACCTAGCGGCGTTAGACCGTTAATCGCAAGGCGGGTGAATCCTAGCAAGACACCGGATATATCTTCAACTGCGGTATACTCTGGACCACGCGGCTCTAGCTTCTTGACGTAAGCAAGCGCCTGCTTTTCCGTAAGCCCAGCGGCTTTCAATGCTGCCCAAATCCCGCACATTTGCTCTAAGATATAGGGCTTCGTTAGTTTGTGTGTTTAAACGAGGCGGGGTCAATATTCAAAAATTTATTGGTTTTTGGTTTTTTGAGTTTTTATTGGTTTATTGGTTTATTTTGTTGGTTTTTGGTTGTTGGTTAGGCGACGCTGTGTACCGGCTGCGCCTCTACAACAGACACCTCCGCAGCACGAGGGACCTGCTCCTGCAGCACCGGTGCCGATCCATCCACTGGCGCGGTCTCTAGTGCCGGCACCGCCGCATCCGCCTGGCTTTCCAGCGGAATTGCCGACTGGCTCATCTGGCGCACCTCCCAGTTAATCGCGTAAAGTGCCTGTGCCGTATCGCGACCGTTCATGTACTGGAGCGCCGTCTTCCAGTCCACCGACTTGCTCTGCGGCTTGAGCTCGTTGATGTAAAGATTGTGGAGCCCAAAGACAAACGGGCGATACTTCGGCGGGATCGCCGCCTTTGGCATGCTGCGGACCTTGAACACATCCACATAGATGTGGTAGACAGTATTTGTAATCTGCTTCCACTTCTCCACAATGGCATTGGCAGACTGGCGCTCCTCGGGGTAGAGCGCCAAGTAGTCGCGCAGCGTGCCCGAGCGCCACAGGCTCAGCCACAGATAGTCGCGACGCGCCGAGTTGCCGCGCAACCGGCGAACACGGTTGTACGCCTCGCCGCGCACCTTCCAGCGCTCACCCGTCACCGTATTCTTGATCACGTATCCCTGGAAGTTGTGCTTGAACTGGGCGTTTTCCAGCTGGAGCTTAGCGGTCAGCTCACTCCACGATGCCACCGGCACCTTTGCAACATCAAAGATCGTCGGTGACGCCGTAACAGGGACAAACGTGCCGTCCAGATACGTCTGCTTATGGACACAGACGACCGTTGGCGTCGTGAAATTCACCACAATACGGTTCTCAGGGTGCTGGAGCACCCAGGTATACTGCGTCGTCGGGTTGAGCGACCCGATAAAGTTGGACCACGTCATTAATGTAGACACCGCCTCATCAAACATCTGGCGGAACGACTTTGTCTGGCTATAGAAGCGGCAGTTGGCGTTGAGCGTTGAGCGCGTGTGGAAGCGCCACACCTTGTTATAGGTGTCAAAGAACCCACAGATCATCACGCCGTCAATAAAGCGCTCAATCGTATAGTCCGTCGTGCTCTGGCTATTGGGCATTGACTCGCCATCCTGGCTCTTATGCGGGGCAACGCTTACCGGCAGATTCTTGATGACATCCCACACCACCGAGCGGAAGAAGCGCACATGAGGCAGTGCCATATTGCTTTTTCCCTTCACATAGCGGATAAGAGCAAACGGCTGCTCAGGGGTAGAATGGTCGTCAATGCGAAGATAACCGCCCGTCTCGCCGGTAAGAAAGGTCTTGAGCGCCGACCAGGTAGGATAAAGGGATGAAAGGGATGAAAAGACGGACATGATGAATGTAGGAGGTAAAGAAGGGAGATGTGCTGCTTGCCGAACGGCGCCGGCACGCCGTCAATTTTTTTGCCTACAGTTGTGTTCCAGTTGGACAAGAAAAGAGACCCGCTCCTACAGTAGAGGAATGGAAGAGGAACTTGTGCCCGAATTGGGCGACTGGGTCACCATTATAAGTGATGCGTATAAGACTACTAGCGGTCGTATTATCTACCGCGACGGAGCACTTATTCGTGTTCGTCCTACACAATCCAGTAATACCGGTGTGGATTTTCCCCTAGTCCCTGAGACTGGTGCTTTTCAAGAGGCACTTGGTGTTCAAGAGATTCTTATCCACGAGAAGCGCAAAAACGCGCATTTCTCTATACAACTCTCAGTTGCTCCTGGCGAGATACTAGAGTTCTTTACGGTGGATGGTGTGGCTAACGGAGAAGGCATTGTTGCCAAGACTGTTGCTACCAGTGATGAAGACGGTATTGTGCTTACGGATGGTACGATTCTTAATTTCCAATTTATCGGTGCTGTGCCGCCGCATGATATTATACGCCCTCGTGCCGCTCCTGCCCCACCCGAAAACAATAGCGAATCCAATGCGGAAACGGTTGAACCCGATGCTGCTGCTGATGAGGAAGTATTCCCGGAAATAGACTATGACTTATTGCCCGCTGCGCTTGTAGAAGAGATTCCTAGCGAAGAGCAGACCTTTAGCGATAGTGTTCAGCGTGAAGATATGTTTGTATCTTTGCTTGTGGATATACCCCTGAAGAAACAACGGGATCCCAAGGTGATGCAGAATCTCTACCGCATAACCGACTTAATGCTTGCAATGAAGAATTCTCTTGTTGTCCGCGACGAATCCGGTGCGGTCCTACCAGACGCTGCGCCTACTTCCTATGTTGTAGACTCCCTACAAGATATCCTAGACAAGTCCCGTAATGGCGATTCTTTGCGTGCTTTCCTACCCGTTATAGCGGTCAAGAAAGTACTCTACACCGACGATACTGAACCATTCAGTAGCGAAGATACCGAATCCCGCTCCGACATTGGAACTCTTATTGATGTTGCCGCCAGTGGATCCAAGTTTCAAGAGGAATCGGTAGACAACGCATTTATTGCCTATATACACTCTGTACTTCAAACAATTCAGGCTTATGTTCCGGCGTCGGCAAGTACGGAACGCATTGCCTACGACACAGATGTACTTCGTTCGCAGTTGCCGCCCAAGCCGGTGCGAGGTTTCCCGTCGGTGCCGCCTGCTGTAAATAAAACCGACGGACCGTTGGCTCTCTACTCCGATTCATTGGACACAATTAATAATCGCTTTGTACGCTTATTATCGTCATCATTGCTACGCAATGCGAAGACCGGTACAAATACTGTAGTGGCGCCTGCCGATTCCGGCAAAGTTCTACATCATATCCTACTTTCCACTAACATGCTACGCTATCGTACTCCTATCCGTTCTAGCGTACTTCTATGGGATATCGGTGCAAGCGAGGCATCCCGCTCTAACATGAACCTTTTCTACCATTCTCTTATGAAAAACTGGAATCTACAAGAAGTGTACAATCCTGATAATGTTCTGCCACTTGCCGAATTTCTTGCCGACCGTCTTCCTACCGCGACCTCATTCACCGATGAACAACTTATGGCGGTGTTAGATTCGTTTGGTTTGCGCAATCTGGAGATTTCTACTACTGCATTTGAACCTATTGTGGATGTAGTTCGTACCGGTATCACTAAGTGGGACAACCAATATAAGGCACTTATTGCGGCGGCATCTGCGGCGCGCAAGGTAAAGGAGGTAACCCCCGTGGCACCGTTGGTTGGCGCCGACTCTGCCCTTTTCGCCCAGCCGGTTCAAGAGTCAACCATACTTAAGCCGATTTTTGAGCAGCTTAATGCGCAGATGATCCTACTCAAAAACTGCGATTATATGATCGTAAACGGTATCCTTGGTATTGCCAACCAAACACTCAGTCCCTACTATTATGCACTAGCGGGTGGCGTGGATCCCACCATTCTTGCAGTCCTAAATAATACCTATAAGGCGGAATCGCAGCGTATTGAACGGAATTTGACGGTGCGTCGCGATGCAGCCAATGCCTTTCAATCTGCGCCTGATATCAATCCCTGCAAACACGTCAAAGACCTTGAAAAGGTGATGAATATTCGCAAAGACGATACGCGCATGTTGCTTCTAGAGGAGACGCTCAATCGGTACCAGGCGGGACAGCGCGGCAACTTTGCGCTCTGTGGTAACTGCGGCGAGGATCTTATCTGTAAACACGAAATCCTACTACTCAATGAATTCTTACATCCTGGTCGCGCACAGGCGCTCCACAAGTCGTTGCTTCTTGAGTACGCCGGTCCCGTTTTTGAAGGCGCCTATATCTGTAAAAGCTGCGGACAAAAGATTCAAGAACTTGAATACGATACACATTTGGAGTTTGATGATGAAGGGCGTCCGCTAGTAGGTCGCGGTGTACTTGAAAACAATGAAGACGACGATACATCTCCTGCAATTGTTTTACGCGAAGATGCGAAGGAAACGCTTCCGTTTAGCGATGAGGCGGACCTTAAACTCTATTTTGTTGCACGAACACTTTTTGAGCGCGCAGGATATGCGGCACCGCCCGAAACCTACAAACGCGTTATTGGCGCCACCCAAGATTACCTCAAAGAGCGTATTGCAAACCGCGATAAGTACGAGCGCGCGATTGCTGCGGCGGCAGCGGCAAAGGGCACCAAAAAGGGCGCAGCACCGCCGCCCTACGATACCTACTTTGCAAATGCGCAAATCAGCGCCATTGGTTGCTTCGCTCTTCTGGAGATTCAAACATCATCGATTAATGTCCCATTTCCCGCCGCCGGTTGCCAGTTTTCGCGTAGCGGCTTCCCCTTGGACGGTGAGGATATTATGGTCGCCGGCAAGGATGCGCTTTCCTACGTCGCCTGTGTTATTGCCAACATTTTCCGCAACGATGCGCCTTGGAATCAAACAACATGGTCACCCGAAACGCAGATGCCCAAGCGTATCAGGGCGGTAGAAATGGTTGTTGCACTGGCGGTAAATTCGGTCCTATGTTTTGCGCCGGCGGATAAGACACCGCCGCCTCCGCTTAATGTTACCTTCAACGTCACCAATACGTACAAAGATATGCTTAAGAAGGCGAAGGAAGTGGAGACCGCCGAGGTCGTAAAGGCGTCGCAACGCGATGTGCTGCCGCCGGCGTTCCGCCCTATACCGTTTATTAATGAAGAGACCATTACACAGGAAAATAGCATCCAAAATGTGAAGAAGTATGAAACAGATGTTGCAACAATGCCGGTTGCAAAGATTGGACCGTTTGTTCGTGCTCGTACAAATCAACTCAATGCGCAGTTAATGCAACAGTTTTACAAGATGAGTGAGGCAAGCGGTCTAGTTGTAGAGAACTCGGTCCGCTCCGACTCGGTCTGCTGTTTCTCTAAACTCAGCGATGTTGGTCGTACCAGTCTTGGTGTTCAGTCGCTACAGATAGATAATCTCAAGGCAGAGTTGGTATTACAGGCGGTAGCGGCAACCACTATAGATCACCGCGATTCTGCCAAGCCGAACGCCGGCTCGCACTTCTACGTCCCCTGGTCCGCGACCACCAATATTGCCGTCTTGCCCGAGTTGGACAGCAGCGGATATTACAAAATCTTCCTACAATATTGCTACCGTGGCATTCGTCATGGTGCGGTTCACGAATACAATGCAAGCGGGGTCTGCCGTTGGTGCCGTTTTGCGTTGCCGCCTGAGCTGATATCTATGACTGCCGCCGACATTTCTGCTACCGGTGGAAAGCGTGAAGCGGCGCTCAAACGACTAGCAGCGGACCGTGAAGAACTCGCTTTGAACGCCCTACGCCGCCAAAATATTCCGTTTGATGAAGCGGCGTTTCAAGTATTGGAGAACGCTATGAAAAACAAGAAGGGTATTACATCTGTGCCACCACCGGTTACAGAAGATTTCATGTATATTCTTCAGTCGCTCGGCGGAACACTTGGCATTTTGATTCCTTCCGCTGCTGATGGTTGGAACGTGTTTATAAATACTATGAAGCAGATTGCCGAGAAGGGTGTGACCGATATTGAGCGTCGTCTTGAACTTGTAGAATTCTCCAGAGTCTACGACACCGCACTACAAAATCTCTTAATGCAATTTACCGGCGCCCTTGGTGTCAAGGGATGTGAACGCATTCTCCGTCGTGTGGGCAAACAGTTCGGCATAGATATGTCATTCCGCGGACCCGATGCCACTATTACCGCTGCAAACGATCTGCTTACCAAACTTATGGATGCTATATCCGATAACGAAGATAGTACCACTGTAATACGTAATTACATTGATATCTTTGTGAAAGAGGGGGCACAGATTCGCTACGAATTTGTAGTAGACAATCCAAATGCGTCCAAGTGGTTCCCTAAGATCAGCCGTAATCACAAGCAGCTGCTCAATAAGATTTGGACAAAGTCGTATGCGGTTGTTGCCGGCTCGGTTCATAACTTCAAGGAGTACTCCGAGGAAACAATGGAGATTATTCATGCTTCTTTGGATCGTTATACATCATGGTTTGGCGCCTGGTTGGCAATCATACGTACCAATGTTCGTGCCGGTGTCCAGCTGACGCTTCAAGAGTTTCGTCTTATGTCACAGTGGTCGTTGTTCTTGGGTTTGACTACACTATTTAATGAAAGCTCGCCCTTCTACGCGGATGCCACCAACTCTATCAAAAAGGTGGAAGCGATTAAGTTCCATATCGGCTGGGTTTGCGAAGCGTTAATCGTCTCCGCCGAATCGGTGAAACAGTACCAGAAGACACCTGCGGAAATTGCGGAGGCAATTAATGCGCGTGCCGAGCTTGAAAAGGCATATTTCATTAAAAAATTCGACGATTTGGACAAAGATTTACGTGATATCGAGAAACGTAAAAAGGCGCTCAAGATTGGCGACTGGGCAGTGGGCAATGTCAAGAATCTCTTTTCCTACGATGCCGATTTCTTTGAATTTGAGCGTGGGCAGCGTGCGGCAATGGGACTGCCCGAATTTGCTGCCGACATTACGGGACAGGCGGAATTGGAAACATTGAATACAGCAATAGCGGAGACGGGTTACGACCATAGAGCCCCTGCCGACGAAGATGTTGACTAAATATAGGAAGGATGGCATTTAGAAATGCGCTTATTTTTGCGCTTGTTGGCTTCTTTTTCTTACCGGCTTTCTTAATATTTGTTATATTTACTCCTACGGGATGGAGTCTTACAGCAGTAGCAACAGTTGTGTTGTTATTTTATTTTATTTATAAAATATACAAAATGAAGTAGATGCCCGAGACAATTTGGATTTTTAAATCGGTCATACACGGCGGATTGATAGCAAGGCGGGAACCGCACTACTATCAATATATATTGGATCCGGCAACAGGCGAGGATACTATGATTCTAACAACTGGTGCTGAGTATTTGTGTCCTGTATGGGATTCCGTGCGGGTTGCTGAAGGACGGCAGTACGGAATGGCTTGTGGTTTAACTTACGATATTACCGATTTAGCGACGGCGGTGACGGCGAGTTCTACGGGTACGGCGTGATTTACCGCTTCGCTTACCACCTAATAGAACCTGTGCCGTATAAATAGTAATCTGGTCCGGCGTAACCGGCACGCGATTTGCCGGATTTACAACGGGACGATTTGGATATTGGGCAAGTTGTGTCCGCATCCACTGCTCCCAGTTTGTCTTACGATAGAAGAAGTCCTGTCCTAGCTGATGGATAAGTACAACCTCGTCATCCGTATTAATATCTTCAAGATTCATCGCATTTTGCCGCTTATCCGCAGGAACTTGAATTCGTCCCATATTTACTTTGGCAGTGTACCACGCCGGTAGTTGTCCCTGCGGCGCCGGTATGCCCGCCTGATTCAACTCTAAAAACGACTGAACTAACACATCGTTAATATGATCAACATTCATAGCACGGCGGCTATTATTTCTACGACGCACCGCAAAATCTTCTACACGCAACTCACGCCGCGGCGGTCTAGGAGGCGAAGCCATTCTAAATTATCCATCGGTTTTTAGTCTTGCGAAATCTCATTGTATGAATAGGGAAGGATGTCTGTTCTTTATTTCGCACTCGGCATTTACATTGCTGGCATAGCAATTGTGCTATATTTACGTCCCAGTGTCATGTTTCATCCTGACAACGGCACATGGAAGGAATTTGGTCTTGATAATACTAACCGCAGCACTGTATTTCCTTTCTGGATGTTTACGATTGTTTGGGCATTCATGTCGTATGCAATTGCCACGGTAAGCAATGTCTTCGTTGCTAATGTAGTTCTCAACTCAACATCATCCGGCGAGTCCGCTTTCAACCTAGATGAAGATGTAGCAACACCAATCAGCCATGTTCGCTATACTCCGCCGGCACAGATTACACATACCGAAGTAGCATCTCGTGTGCCTCGCATACCAAAAGTCGCACCACCCACACAACTCCCCGGTTACTATTTTGTAGAGCCACAAGCGTCCGGTGTACCAAAGTTTGTTTACTTTGGTCACGAGCCGCCGTCATTTGAGAACTTAGTCACACATTCCTGAGAAGCTTGCGCCGATCAGTGTGCTAAATGCTGCCCCAAATCCGCCGAAATATCCGTAGCCTATGGCGTCGCTGATATTTGGGTCAATGTCGGGTGGTAAAAGATTGGTTACAATGCCACGAAGCGGTTTTACCAGCCATACAAGCACTAACACGCCCACCTGTATGAGCAGCGCAAGACCCGCATTGTTTGCTGCCTTTGTCATACTCTGTACCTTACCACAGTCCTCCTTCTGCATGAGCGCAAAAACACCCAGGGATGCCAAAAATGCAACAATACCCGCAAACATGAAAAACGCCAGCAGTACACGTAAATCATCGGGCTTTGTACCTAACGCCGAGCCCAGACCCATAAAGACAAGAAGGGGTATGACAAAAAGGAGTAGAAACATACAGATTAGAAGAGCGATCGTAAATGTCATATTCATTGTTTTCTTCTTTCTCTATCCCTGAAAAAAAGAATGGCGCCCCGCGCAAAACGCACGATTGATCCCAGGAAGGTCACTGACATAGATAGTTGGCTAAGTTCATACAAATTAGAGTACGCAAACGTCGTGTATCATAACGGACAGTATTTAGTCCTGGACCCCGCACAATACAAAAGTGATTATGCTGGTGCTCTTGCTGCACCTGCAAAGACTATCCCTTCCACAAAAGCGATTGACGCATACATGGCGGATAAATATCCGCAACTCCGGGCTGCTGCGGATAGTATATTAACCGATGCGCGTGAAGAAAAGCAAAAACAGATTACTGCGGCTATAACCGCTGTAAATGACGCTGAGACGGAATTATTGAAAGCCACCCTTGCCTGGCAGACAAGTGAAACCCGTGAACGCAGTGTACTTGCCCTTGACGTTGCCAAAGCTACAAAAGCGCTGGAAAACGCTGAAGCAACACTTAACGCCGCCAAATACCCTGTTCGTTACATAAAAGCAGAAAGAGGACTTCTAAAAAAAGACCTAGACTATGCTACACACGACCCGCGTAAACTTCATAGCGAACTTTACCGCACTGTAGTTGAGCCATTGCGCCTTGACCAACGTATTGTACCATTTACTACTGGAGAGGGTACGGCTTAATACGATCCTCCGCCTTATCACAGTCTACCGTCTTTGTCTCATACTGGAAGCACGTTCCATTACGATCACGATAGACAATTTCCGTTACATTCTCCAAATTGGGATACTTTGTGATTACCATGGGCGCAGGCTTAAGAATATAGACAAAAAAGAGTCCTAACGCCAACCCAAATAAAAAGGGAAAGAACTCTAACTTGTTAAAAAACTTCATCTCCTACTATAGCAGGATGATTAATTTCACAGAATTTTTGAGCCGACCTGGTATATCCACTATTGTAAGTGTGATTCTAGGGTTCGGTCTCGCTGCTATCTTTCGTCCACTCTGTAAAGGACCGGATTGCTTAGTCCTACGTGGACCGCCAGTAAGCGAAATCCGTGGCGCCGTTTTCCAGTTCGGTTCCAAGTGTGTCGAATTCAGTGCAAAACCCATAGAGTGTCCAACAAAAGATAGTAAGATACCTATAGTGGACACAATGTCATTTGCTGCGGTGAATTAAGTGTATATAAAGCGAATCAGGTCTGCGTTTTAGAAACGCCCCGATTCTCTATATCCAGTCTAAACCCTATGTCTGGCTCTCCCGATGGTGGCACTCCGATCGAAGCGCTGGAAACAGGAAATGTTACAAATACGGCGGATGCAAGCCGCATGGCGCAAATTCTACAAGACATGAATGCCTCTGGCGCAGAGGTCGCTGCAAATCCGGTGATTTCTTCTGCACCGCCGCCGCCGCCACCGCCGCAGATGATGCCACAGCAAATGCCGCAATTCCAGATGCCGCCCCAGGCAGCCAACTCCATGACGGGTCAAATCCCCATGATGGTCCAGCAACAGCAACAGCAGCAGCAGATCCCCTCAAACTTTGTTCCATACGAGGACGAGTCTGCCGCCTACAACGGTGTGCCCAAGAAGAATATGTGGTCCAATATTCTTGATCGCCTTGTAGATCCGCTACTGGTAGCAGTATTAATTTTCACTCTATCACTCCCGGTGCTCCAGACCTTTCTCAGCAAGCATGCCACATGGGCGTTTTCGCTCGGCGGACAGCTCTCTTGGCTCGGTCTAATTGCAAAGTCTATCTTTGGCGGTCTCCTTTTCGCACTTATTAAAATGGGCGCATCTATGGCGGGTCTATGAACAAAAAAATCATATTATATAGAGTCGTAAAGAATGAAGTCCCTTCGTTCCTTGGCAAAGGGTAATGTAGAATGTATGGCTGGCTACGCGGCATTTGCAGTTGCCGCCGTCTATATACTTTATAATAAGCAGCCCGAGACGGTTGGATTAGCCGCCGGTGTAGCGCTCATTCTATATGTCCTAACAGCGGGCAATGTGCTTGTATCATCGGTGCTCGGCGCGATTGTTGGTTTAGTAGCACTTTACTATTCCCGGACCCCCATGACGCGTGTAGAGGGTTTTGAAGACGAGGAGAAGGAGGAGGGGTTTGAAGATGATGAGGAGAAGGAGGGTTTCCAAGACGAGGAGAAGGAGGAGGAGGGTTTTGAAGATGATGAAGAGAAGGAGGGTTTTCAGAATGAGGATGAGGAGAAGGAGGAGGGTTTTGACGATAAGCCCAAGAAGGTAAAGAAGGCTAAAAAGGCAAGAAAGGCGGTACCGCCTCCCGATAACGGAGACCGTGCTGAGTTTCTAACACTCGGTAAGAAGTACAAGCTGCCGAACGAGAAAGACGATGAGGATTACCACCTGGACGCGGGTACAACCTTCCTCAATGCCTACAAGTCGCTCAAGCCCGACCAGATTGCGTCCATGTCCAAGGATACGCAGGAGCTAATGCAGACGCAGAAGCAGCTTATGGGCACGTTGGCGACGCTCAAGCCGCTTATTAACGACGGCAAGGAGATGATGAGTATGTTCTCGTCTTACTTTGGTAAGGGTGGCGAGATGCAGTAAAGACATGTTTGTGATAATTTGAGGATTTATATGTATAAACTGTCAAATTAAATTAGGAAGGGACTGTAAATGATGCAGCTCTTTATTGCATTTATTGTGCTCACTGCACTTTTAACGGGCGCGATTGCCTATATGTATACCGTACGCCGTAAGGTGATGTACGAAGGATTTACAGAGGAGGATATCCGTAAGGTGGAGTCCACAGTCTCTGAAGCGGTTCCTGGGCTTGATCAGGCAACAATTGCACGCGTTCTTAGCATTATAAAACGCATGGCAGGCACAGTTCTCAATCCTTCGTTTTTTATAGACGCTATGCGTCAAAGCAAGATGACATCTGTTGATTTAGCACGCGAATATATGAATTCGCAGAAAGCAAAATCGCCGTAAACAACAGAGGCTATGGCACGCGGTATTGCTGGTAAATTCAAAATGCGCGGAGGCGGCGGCAGCGTAGGCGGAGCCTGCCCTCCTGGCGTATGGTGTATGGATAATACCACTGTTTTTTGTATTATCTGTATTGTAATTATTGTTGTTGGCTTCCTTGCCTTCCTATGGCACCAGTCTACGGTTAGCGCACCGCTGCGGCATCCCGTCTATAGAAAGCCGAAAGAAGAAGTGGCAGAATTAGTTGTCACGCGCGATACGGCACCGCTACTACCCAGTGTTGGCGGCACCGCACCTATGCTTGGTCCCCTTGGTCCGTTAGGACCGTGGGCGCAACCTACTCGCGGCACCGGTGATCCCCGCTTCTCGCCCCTTGCCCCTGAGCAGTCGTACTATACTCCGCCCGACCCTGGTTTCGTATCTCCTCCTATCCGCGCCGGTGTTGGTGCTATTATACCTATTAATGTCCAAACTCAAGGCTATCCTGATACTTATCAACAAATCGGTGTATTAACAGCACCCGGTGGTACAAACACGTCCGCCTCCCCGAATCGCACTGTTCTACCCCTATTTGGTCGCAAGCTTATTACAAACCGTGACCGCTGGAACTATTACACACGCACCGACGGCATGAATCCCGTCCAAGTTCCGCTGGAGTTCAAACGCCGCAATTGCGATGATGATAACGGTTGTGACGAAATCATTACCGGCGACTCCGTCGGTGTACCTATCCTAGGACAGGCGTATACCGCAAATGTCTTCCGCTACTCAACACCCCGCTACCTACCTTTGTAAATATCGTTGACGGCGGCTCACTAAAAAACGCAGGAAAAACAGAGACGGATACAGATGTCCGTAGCAGACAATTATTTCAATTGTAGGGAAACGCCGGCGAACTTTCCTACAAACTTGAAACTGTCAAACCTTCCTGGTAGTAGTCTTACTAAGTTACGTATAATTTCCAATGCTCCTGGTCCAGGAAATTATACCGGTCCCATTGACTTTTTTTTTACAGTCAATGAAAATCCTATGACATCTATACATTACAATAATGTTATGTACAATCTTAGTCAAACACTTCTCTGTTTTCCTGGTATTCATCGTGTTAGCCGTGAAGAGAAGCCGTGTAATGCCGAACTTATCCTGTTTTTCAATCCTTCGCAGACCTCTGATATCAAACAATCTCCTATCATGATGTGTATTCCTGTTGATTCTGGCATCAAATATACAAAGAAATCTGCCCAGTACTTCAATACAATTACAACTGGTGTAATCGCCAATCGTCCTACATTTGGGTCTATTCTATCAGAAACTGCAACGTTTATTGCATATAGCGGTTTCAATTTCATGCTGCGTGTAGGAGACAAAAAGCTGAAAACCTGTAGCGATATCGCCAATTCACCCTCAAATATTATTCAGTATCTTGTGTGTCAAACACCTATTGGTATGGCACCTGGAGACTACGACCGGTTTACAAATTTACTGGAAAAAAAGCCACGACCTCCCGTCTCAAACGATTACGGACCACGCGAACAACTTATAAAACCGCCCAGAAACCTGAACGACATTGCCATTGGACGCTTTACCGACCTTGTCACACATATTACAGATGTTAGAGTTGAGGCAAGTGATGCCGCTGCACCTGCTCCCATTGTAAAAGGAGAAAAAGGAGTTCCTGTAAGTTCTATGAAGTGTAAGCGCATTAGTAAAGATGTTAGAAAGGGAGTTAAGATTGATGGAACCAAGGGTGGCGGATCCACTCTTGCACAAGAGCTTGCAACTACCCAGACCGATTTGAATAATATGGATTTAGGTCAATTAGATCCCGGTATAACACCAGCAACACCAGTTAAAGTGCGACCCGGCGATATTGAGAAAGGTATCAGTATCACTCTAGGAATTATCTTAGGCGTCATTCTTGCTGCCTTTATTGCATATTGGGGTTTGCGTTTAGTGTATAAGAACTATACAAACGGATTGAAGTTGTACGGCAGCGCACCCAGCTCCGCATATAAACCCACATCGTTCAAACTACCGTCTCTACCCGCAATGCCAAAACTATGCCCGTAATAAGAGATTAGCGTCATGGATGACGATGATTATTATCGCCAACGGGGTGCTCCACCCTGCGATGATGATGTGGAGCCCGCTGAGCCCAATAGTTACGCGAACTACGTTGGTCCCAACCAAGAGGAGGTACCCCTTAAATGTTATAAACTCGATCAGGACGAACATATTGTAGGAGATAAAGTTTACGTAAACGGTGAAGGAAAGCCAGAGCCACCGTCCTCACGCATGATGGCTGTACAAAATGCCATTGACGCACTGAATCCTGAAATACCTGATCCCGGTATAAAACCAGGTGATCTAGAGGTTATTTTCAGTTACATCCTTGCTGCTGTGGTTGGTCTTACTCTTCTTGCCACCATTATATATTACGGCTTCCGTGTCTATAGAAATAATGAAAGTAGCTTCATGACATTTGTCAAAGGATGGGCAATAAAATGGCCGTTTTGCTAAATGAAAATCATAAGAAACAGTAAGGGCAGAATGAATTCCAAATGGGTTCCTTTTTTATTCATATTTGCTATTCTTGGTATAGTACTTGTGATCGTTTTACGCGATGACAAGTCTTTTGTTGCAAACTTTGCGCAGATGCTTTCACGAAACATAGAAGGTTTTGTGTCGCAGCCGTCACTTGATAATCCTAAGTGCCCACCTGGCGGCTATAACTTCTTTAATGACCGTCGTGGTGAAAGCTTCTGCTGCCGCGGTCGCATTAATCCTTACACGCACATGTGCGATGCTGGGGGCGGTATGGACCTTTGTGCGTTCCGTCCTAATATGCCTGACCCTCGTAATCGTCACCGTATGCTGCCCCTTTGCAGCTCTATGATTAAGAAGGACCATGGTACACAGCAGGCATCGTGCCCCGGCTCACTCCCCAACTACGCCAGCATAGGCAAGTGCTGCCTAGAAAACCCTGACATGGACGGCTATAACTGTATGCCTGTTGACAATAAAGACTTTAAACGTTACTGTAAGTTACAGGGACCGTTGGCACCTGGTGAACAGCTCTGTAGTGATCTAAAAATGATGGCAACGGCTATATGCCCTACGGAAATCCCGCAAATGTTCTGGTATAAAACGGGTAAACGCGAGGCGGCAGCGTACGGTGCCGGCGCAGAAAACCTAAATGTGCCTGTTTGTATGGGAATAGATAAGATATGTATTCCCGATATAGCAGTCGATTATTACAAGAAAAATAACGGACTTTACAAAGATAAGAATACGTCTACATGGGCATATTCCTGCTCTGGCTGGAGCACCGCCAATGTTGCAAAAGATACCACTATCAAGATGGATAAGTCGTATTTGCCCCGCGGTGCACGCAGACAGATGAATCGGCGGCAATTCTAACACAGCGGCAAGGCAGAAGGAGTTTCTTCTTTCATAGATTAGAATGTCTTATGGCGGCTCTAATCTATGCAATCAGTCGGCTACAAAGTTGCCAATGTGTGAAGTGTGTAAAGGCGAAGGCATGGTATATCCACTCTTGAAAAAACTGTGTCCACTGTGCGACGGAAAGAAATCGGTGTGTGGGGAATGTGGCGGCACCAGCTACATTTATATTATTGAACCTACAAGATGCGAAGATTGCCAAGGAATTGGACAAACTTTTCGTACAACGTTGGGTCTTTCAACATCTTTATCATAAACTCACCCTTGCCTTCAGCAAGTTGGTAACCAAAGCGTTCGTAATAATTACGCACACCTACACCTGAAATCACAGCAATCTTCTCAAATGCACTAAAACGGGCAAGATTCTCGGCAGCTACAAGAAGTCGTTGACCGATACCCAAGTGCTGGGCAACCGGTGTATTGCCCGATTCGCCACTTGTTGCTTGCTCTCCTACCGCAAACGTCCTACCATACACATGAAGTTCGCGAATCAGGGCAGTCTCAGCAAGTTCTGGAAAGACATCATGCGTTGTCTTATATTTTGATATGCGAAGCCTTAGGAATCCAAACAAGACCGCCTTATCCTTTGACTCCCAAGAGATAAAGTATTCCGTACCGTCTTGAGCGCTATAGGTACGAACTACAAGTTCGCCGTCTGCTGGATCCGCATTGTGCCTGCCTGCCTCCCTACAACGAATACAATGGCAAGTAAGCCCGCGGTCTATCATTGCCTTTTGATAATCCTGGCGCTGCGAGCTTGTCTTCACGCCCGCAACAATATACCCATTCGGAATATCCCGCACAATGCGGTTATTTCTTATCCACGGATGAACGCGCGTCTTCCAGTAGATAATTACCTCCTCTAGTTGTTGGTCGTCGTAGGGAACGTAAGTGCCCGCTTTATAATCCTCCAAAATCTTTGTGAACGGCGTTGTCTCACACGGATACACCTTTACCTGATCAGGATGAAGGTCTTGTAGAACAACATCCATCATCATTTTATCCTTTTCTGGGGTAGATCCTGGTAAGTTTGGCATAATGTGAATATCCACCTTAAAACAGCTATCACGCAACAAGGTTAGGGCATGTAGGGTATGCTTATGGCTGCATCCACGGTTTACTTTACGCAAGATTTCATCATCGGTGTGCTGAATACCAATTTGGACACGTGTAACACCCCAGCGGCGGAAATGTTGGAGTTCCTCCGCGGTAATACAATCCGGTCGGGTCTCCACCGTTACACCAATCACACGGTGCTGGCTATTTGTATTTAGGCTCTTCTCCATTTGGAGAGTATACGGCTCTCGTGGTGGATCATTGCTATCGGCGCAAATATTTGCCGCATAGAAGATATCTCGCATATACTGTTCCAAGTAGTCCTTGGGGTAGGAGTGAATTGTACCACCTAAGATGAGCACCTCAAACTTATCGGTAGGATGTCCGTTTACCTGGTACGCCTTGATTCGCGCAAGCATCTGCTTCACACAATCAAAGCCGGTCTGATTAGCACGTAAAACACCTGGTTCGCCGAAAAGGTAGGAACGCGGCTGACCTGGCTCATTGGGACAATAATTACAATTCCACTTACATGTAAACTTTTGTCCGTTGGGGTAGGGCGAAAGAAAGATGGTAATAACGCTGACGCCTGAAATACCTCGGCAACGGCTGGTAATCAAGGCGTTCTCTAATAGGTGACTCCGCTTCATTGTACCTTGTTCCTGCTCGGTAAGATACACCTGTGTAAAGTGACGGGGCTTGATACTTATACGGTGTTTCCGCTGAAGATCGCGGAACACTTTGTTTTTTGGGATGCCCTGCTCTAGCATTTCTAGCATCTCATAAAGAATAGGACGTAGG